GGACTCTGTGGCAGCGTCATCACCAAAGGCCGAACTGCTTGGCGACTATGATAAGGAATCTATAGGCCTTCAGGCTCGGGCAATCTCTAAAGGCATGCGAAAGATTACGGGCGTTATTGCGAACCAGAATGTTCTTTTTGTTATTCTTAATCAGACTAGAATGAAAATTGGTGTGATGTTTGGAGATCCAACCACAACCCCGGGTGGCAAAGCGATTCCATTTCATGCATCTACTCGAATAAAGCTAGGAGCGGGCCAGCCGATCAAGAGCGGCGATGATGTTATTGGGATAAATGTCTCAGCAAAGACCATTAAAAACAAGGTGGCGCCGCCATTTCGAACAGTAAATTTTGAGATACATTTTGGAGTGGGAATTAAGGAACATGAGCAGATATTTGATGTCTTGAGAAAATTTGGACCTGGAATTGTTGGAGAAAGAGAGGTAGAGATTTCTGGGACTGGCGCTTGGAAAAAGTTAACTGTGGCTGATACAAAGACAGGTGAGGTTATAATTGAGAAGAAGTTTAGAAAAAATGAATTTGAACAATTAATTAAAAGCCCGCAATATTCTCCGTATATAGATGATTTACTTGAGATGGCGATGATAAAAAGATTTAATGATAGCGAATCTTTAGATGTTGACATGGAATCGTATGAGGAAGTAAAGTCTCTTTCTGAAATTGTTAATCTAGAAGAACAGTGACAAGCCCACCCAAAAATGATCTTGTTTTACTGGTTGACTCTTTAAATCTTTTTACAAGACATTTCGTAGCACACCCCGCGACCGGTGTTAACGGAGAGCACGTCGGTGGGATAGTGGGATACATGTATGCACTTCTAGACCTTATTGAAAAATACAGTCCCGCAAAGATAATGATAGTGTGGGAAGGCGGAGGGTCCACTAGAAGAAGACAGCTTTATAGTGAGTATAAACAAAAGAGAAAACCTGAAAGGCTTAATAGGTTTTATGAAGATATCCCAGACACGATGGAAAATAGAAATCATCAAATTTCTGCTCTTGTTGAAATTATGAAAAGCTTACCAATTCTTCAACTATATGTTGCAGACTGTGAGGCAGATGATGTTATTGGGTATCTGTGTAAGAACTCACTTAGGAAAAATAGAAAACTTTTAATCTCATCTGATAAGGACTTTTATCAATTGCTTGATGATAAAACGATAATTTACTCTCCCACATGGAAAAAGTTCGTTACACAAAAGGAAGTCAAAGAAAAATTTGGAATATTGCCTTCTAATTTTTGCTTAGCAAAATCAATTTGCGGAGACACTTCTGACAATATCGGTGGTGTTAAGGGGGTTGGATTTAAGACTTTGGCTAAAAGATTTCCTATTCTTAAGCTAGAAGATGATATAACAATATCTGAAATAGTCGCAGTGTCTCAAAGCTCTATAGATGAGGGTAGCAAAATACAGGCTTTTTCTCATATTGTTGAGTCTGAAGATCTTATTCGAAGAAACTGGAAGCTAATTCATCTAGACATTAAGAATCTAGCCCCGATGCAGATTGATAAAATTAACTATCTTGTTGATACTTTTGAGCCTGCTAGAAATAAAATAAAGGTGATGAGAGCCTTGTTGAAACAAGGAATTCAGACGTTTAACGTAGATAGACTATTCTTAGCTTTTAATAGGATTGGAAATGAGTGACACAGCGTATTTTTCACAATACGGAAAAGAATTTCAAGAAAAGATATTTCAATCTTTCTTAACAGATACACAGTGGGCAACTCAGATGTCTGAGGTAATGACCCCTGAATATTTTGACTTGAGATACCTTAAATTTCTAACTCAAAAATATTTCTCTTATTATGAAAAATATAAGTCATTTCCCACACTTCCAATTTTAATAACAATAGTTAGAGATGATCTTAGAGAGGGAAAGGACGTCATTCTTAGAGATCAGATAGTGGAGTTTCTTCACAGGATGAAAATGAATCCCAATATTGGAGACTTACAATATGTTAGGGACAGGTCGTTAGATTTCTGCAAGAAACAGGCATTAAAAGATGCCCTAGAGAGAGCTGTTGAGCTAATAGCCACTGACAAGTATGAGTCAGTAGTTGACCTTATGAAAAATGCAATTGCTGTTGGTACGCCTAATTCAACTGGTCATGATTTTTTTAATGATGCGGAGTCAAGACATACGAGAATCAGCAGAACTACATGCCCAACTGGTTTGGCTGCCATTGATAAGCGCGGCGTTTTAAATGGTGGTCTAGGATGCGGTGAGATCGGGGTAATCATAGCTCCCACCGGCGCAGGAAAATCTCACTTCTTAGTTCAGGTAGGTGCAGAGTCGCTGAGAAGAGGAAAAAATGTAATCCACTACACCTTTGAGCTTTCAGAGCATGCTGTAGGAATAAGATATGACAGTAATCTTTGTAATATTTCTAGCAATGATGTTATCGATAGAAAAGATTTTGTTATGAATGAATATAAGAGCATGGAGCTGGGAAGGCTGATTATCAAGGAGTATCCGACAGGGTCTGCTACTGTTTTAACAATTAGAAATCATATTGAGAAACTTTTACTGAAGTCTTTCGTTCCAAGTTTAATAATTATTGATTATGCAGATATCATGCGTTCAACAAGAAAATATGATTCACTTCGTCACGAGTTAAAATTAATCTATGAAGAACTTAGAAATCTTTCAATGGATTTTAATATTCCCGTTTGGACAGCATCTCAGGCAAATCGAGAAGCCTCTAATTCATCTGTCGTGGGTCTCGAAAATATGTCTGAGGCATATGGAAAAGCAATGGTAGCAGACGTTGTTCTCTCGCTATCTAGAAAACCTCTTGAGAAATCAGAGGGTATCGGTAGACTTTTTGTTGCTAAAAATAGAGCAGGAAAGGATGGAATTCTTTTTCCTGTTGGGGTTGATACAGAGAGATCTAAATTTGAAATTTTAGATAGCAAAGAGTTGACAATAGATGAGATTGTTAATGCAGATACAAATACTATGAAAAATCTTCTAAGAGACAAGTGGCGTGAATTGACTGATGAATAAGACTGGAAAAAGTTTATCCATAGAGATTTGTGAATTAACTGATTATTAGAAAGGTAGTAAAAACTATTAAAGAGAGGTTACATGTTTTCGTTTGAGCAGGCATATGATGCTAGTTTGGAATATTTTGACGGTGATGAGCTGGCAGCAACTGTATTTGTAACAAAGTATGCGCTTTCTGATACTAGTTTGAACTATTATGAAAAAACACCTGACGACATGCATCAAAGAATGGCAAAGGAGTTTTACAGAATTGAAAAAAATTATCCCAATCCGATGCCAGAAAATGAGATATATGAACTTTTTAAAGAATTTAGATATGTGATTCCTCAAGGGAGCCCTATGGCTGGAATTGGAAATACATTTCAGACACAATCTCTTTCTAACTGCTTCGTAATTGAGTCACCCCACGATTCTTACGGAGGAATTCTTAAAGCAGATCAAGAACTTGTACAGATAGCAAAAAGGCGAGGAGGAATAGGTTTTGATCTTTCAACTATTCGCCCCAAAGGATTATCTACAGCCAATGCTGCTCGAACTACTGATGGTATCGAGGTCTTTATGGACCGCTTTTCTAATTCTTGCAGAGAAGTTGCTCAAGGGGGTAGACGTGGTGCACTAATGTTGACGATATCAGTTCATCATCCACAAATTAGAGATTTTATAAAGATAAAAGAAGATCTAACCAGGATCACCGGCGCCAATGTTTCAATTCGTTTAACAGATGAGTTTTTACATGCAGTTGAAGAAGAAGAAGAATTTGAGCTAAGATTTCCCGTAGACTCTGATAAACCTATAATGTCAGAGAATGTATCTGCTTGTGGGCTTTGGGATGAAATTATCAAAAGTGCACATGCAACAGCTGAACCTGGCTTGCTTTTTTGGGATAGTGCTAAGAGACTAACACCTTCAGATATCTATGAAGATCAAGGATTTGGATCTGTTTCAACAAATCCATGCGGTGAGATAATTTTATCGCCCTACGATTCCTGCAGGTTGATGCTCATTAATTTATTTTCATTTGTGAAACACCCGTTTAAGAAAAAGTCTACATTTGATTTTAAAAGCTTTTCTCAGATAGTTCAAAAAACTCAACGTTTAATGGACGACATGGTGGATTTAGAGATAGAGCAGATCGATAAGATAATTGAAAAAATTGAATCTGATCCAGAGCCCGATGAAGTTAAAAAAATTGAAAAAACACTTTGGTCTAAAATTCGCCATACCGCTCAAGCAGGAAGAAGAACCGGTCTAGGAGTAACTGCAGTGGGTGATACACTGGCAGCACTTAACCTGAGATACGGCTCAGATGATTCTGTTAAAACAATTGAAGAGATTTATAAGACTCTAGCTGTTAATGCATATAGGTCGTCATCAATCTTGGCAAAAGAGAGGGGCGCCTTTCCAGTTCATGACTTTAAGAAAGAGACGTACCACCCATTTTTAAGAAGGATATGGCATGAAGATCCAGAGCTTCTTCATATGAATGCAAAATACGGCAGAAGAAACATAGCTCTCACGACCACAGCTCCTGCAGGATCGGTTTCTACTCTCACTCAGACAACATCGGGTATTGAGCCGGCTTATTTGTTGAACTATAAGCGTAGAAGAAAAATTACTCAAAATGATCAAGACAGTCGCATTGATTTTATCGATGATATGGGTGATGAATGGCAAGAGTATCAGGTGTTTCATCATGGGTTTAAGAAGTGGATGGAGGTTTCAGGAGAAACTGACGTAGAAGCATCACCCTATTTTAAATCAACGTCAAGTGATATTGATTGGATAGCAAAAATTAAAGTTCAAGCTGCTGCTCAAAAATGGATCTGTCACGCTATTTCTAACACTACAAACGTTCCTGCAGAAACTAATATAGAGACTGTGAAGCAGATTTATATGGAGGGCTGGAAGTCTGGGTGCAAGGGTGTAACTGTTTATCGTGAAGGATCTCGTGATGGCGTCTTACTTTCCAATACTGATATAACAAGAAAAACCCCTGAAGAAGAAAGAGAGAATGGATCAATACTCTATCATGATGCTCCTAGAAGACCCCAAGAGATGCCGTGTCACATTCACCACGCCTCTATCAAGGGAGAGGCGTGGACAATTCTCGTAGGGTTGATGAATGGAAGGCCCTATGAGGTTCTGGGTGGGCTTCAAGAATATGTTGAGATACCTAAAAAGTATACGGAGGGGGTTATTGTTAAGCACACACGAAAAACTATGAATTCTAAATATGATCTTAGATTTGGAGAAGCCGGAGACGAAATTGTTATCAAAGATGTTGTATCTGTTTTTGACAATCCCAATCATGCAGGATTTACGAGAATTCTATCACTTTCTCTTCGTCATGGAGTTCCCATCAACTATATCGTTGAACAGTTGCAAAAAGACAAGGACGCCGATCTTTTTAGCTTTGCAAAGGTAAATGCTCGAGTTATTAAAAAATACATCGCTGATGGAACTAAGCCTGGCAATGGCACACTTACTCATGAGTGCGAGACACCTGATCAGTGTAATGTAGTATATCAAGAAGGCTGTGCCACGTGCTTAACTTGCGGATATGCTAAATGCGGGTAATAGTTAGATAAACAAGGGAAAAGTTATGGCATATTCAGAAAAAGTACTTGATCATTTTGATAATCCTAGAAACATGGGTAGTTTAGATAAAAATGATCCTCAAGTTGGAACTGGTCTTGTCGGAGCCCCCGCCTGTGGAGATGTAATGAAGTTGCAACTTAAAATTAGCGACAACGGAGTTATAGAGGATGCTAAATTTAAAACTTTCGGATGTGGTTCTGCTATAGCATCAAGCTCCTTAATCACTACAATGGTTAAAGGAAAATCAATAGAATATGCAGAAAATATTCAAAATTCTGACATAGCTAAAGAGTTGACCCTTCCTCCTGTTAAAATTCACTGCTCAGTTCTCGCAGAAGATGCGATTAAGGCAGCAATCAAGGATTATAGAAATAAAAATGACAAGAGATGACATACAGAAGATTATTGATGAAGATATTAATCCTGGGCTAGCTATGCACGGAGGCTTCATCTCAATTCATGATTTTGATGAAGAGAATAGAGATCTAAAATTGACAATGGGCGGTGGGTGTCAAGGCTGTGCATCATCAAGTGTATCTATGACTTTTGCAGTTGAGCGCCATCTTATGGAAGTATTTCCAGAAATTAGGGAAATTGAAGACGTTACAGATCATCTCGCCGGCGAAAATCCCTATTATAGACCGGGGCAATAAAATGGCAATAACCATGACGGAAAGTGCAAATGCTAAAATTAAATCTCTTTTACATCAGCGTCAAACTCCAGATTATCATCTTAGAATAGGGCTTCATGGAGGCGGCTGTTCTGGGTTTATGTACAAATATGAGTTTATTGCTACTCCCGATGAAAAAGATAAAATTTTTGAATTTGGTGAAGTTAAAATATGCGTAGATATGAAATCTTATTTATTTCTTAATGGAATGGAGATAGATTATGAAGAGGACTTATTTAAGTCTGGATTAGTCTTTAACACACCACAGGCACAGCGTACTTGTGGCTGCGGAGAATCAGTAGCATTTTGAGGTAGAGGCATGAATTGGATTAGCAATATATCTCCCTTGATCAAAGAGATCGAGCTTAGAAAGAACCCAGTCATCATTAGAGTAAATAAATTTAATGAAGAAGCAGCCAAAAAGTTTTCTGATGAGATGGCACAGGCACACAATACGGGTCAAAAAGTTATACCGGTTGTAATCGATTCATACGGCGGCCAAGTCTATAGTTTGATGAGTATGATAAGTGCTATTAAGCATGCAGAGTTACCAGTCGCTACGATAGTTGAGGGTAAAGCGATGTCATGTGGTGCTATTTTATTTTCTTTTGGTGAGCAGGGTCTTAGATTCATGGATCCTGATGCAACTGTGATGATACATGACGTTTCATCGATGGAGCACGGCAAGGTAGAAGAGATAAAGGCATCTGCTGAGGAAACTGAGAGACTTAATCAGAAAGTCTACACTATGATGGCTAGAAACTGTGGCAAAAGAGATGATTATTTTTTGAAACTGGTCCACAAAAAGGGACATGCCGATTGGTTTTTAGACGCATCATTATGTAAAAAACACGGTCTAGCTAGCCAGCTAAGGGTCCCAAAGATTAGCATATCTGTATCAGTAGATATTGATTTTGAATAAAAAGGAAAGGAAATGGCTATAAAGGAAACAATAGAAGAGTTTGTAGAGAAATTAGTTATAATAGAAAATGAAAAAAAGCTATTGCAGGAGGAACAAAAAAACTTATTTTCCGAATATAAGGATAGACTTGATGTAAAAGCAGTTCGAGCTGCTGTTCAAATAGCTAAAATAAAGTCGAGGCTAGGGGATTCTGAGGCTGAGATGACTAATATGCTGGACACGGTTGAGAAAAAACTCACTATTTAAACAGGTAATATAAAAATGGACAAAGATTTTTATAATAAATCAAGCTCTGATAGCCTGGGATGGAAACCTTCTTGGTTTAGATGTGATGAGTTTGACGTCAATTTAGTTAAAGCTGTTCAAAAATGGCAGAGAAAAAATGGATTAACTGCCGACGGGCTAGTTGGTCCTATGACATATCGGAGAATTTGGACAGAGAGAAGTTCAAATATTTCTGATTGGCTAGATTCACTTCCTAAGCAAAGAAGATATTCTCCTGACCCGAAGCACATAGTTCATAATGGAAATTTTATCCCAATTGAATGGAATAAAGTTGTTCTTTGGGATGAGGATGACGGGGTTAAGGCCAGCAAAGGTTGCTATACTGATTATTCTGGCAAGCCCGATAGAAAGCCTACGATGTTTGTGAATCACTGGGATGTGTGTCTAAGCTCAGAATCATGTGCCCGGGTTCTAAACAATAGAGGAGTTTCTGTTCATTTTTTGATTGACAATGATGGTACAATTTTTCAAATGCTGGATACTCAGCACAAGGCGTGGCATGCTGGTATTCCTCGCTACGAAGGCGGAAATGCTAAGGGGATTGGTGTAGAAATTTCGAATGCTTATTACACAAAGTATCAAGACTGGTACGTCAGGCGAGGATTTGGCAAAAGACCGATTCAAGAACATGGTCATGTACATGGAAAAAATTTAGATCCGTTTTTAGATTTTTATCCAGTCCAGCTAGAGGCACTTAAGGCGCTCTGGAAAGCAGTTCATGTCGGCCTCGACATTCCACTAGATTATCCAAAAAATACCTCTGGGCATATTGAGACGGGGGTTCACAAAGAGTGTGAACGCGGGAAGTTTCATGGAATTTGTAATCATTACAACTTCACCAAGACTAAAAAAGACTGTGCAGGATTGGACCTTCCTGCATTAATTGATGAAGTTAGGAATTCTTTAATATACTGTTTAGACAGATAGAATACTATTAGCAGTAAATTTAAAAGGAGTTCTGGGATGATGACTGCTAAAGATATTATTTTAACCGGCGATGCTGCTAGCTTTTTACAACAGCTAACTCGCGAATTTAGAGGAAGATTGAAGGAGCTCTTAGATTCTAGAAGGCAACGTCAGACGTTTTACGACGAAGGATACTTGCCTAATTTTGACATTGAGACAAAAGCAATTCGGGATTCATCGTGGACAGTTGCAAAAATTCCTGAATGCTTGCTCGATAGAAGGGTTGAGATAACCGGCCCAGCCGGGGATAGAAAGATGGTTATCAATGCCCTTAATTCAGGGGCCAATGTTTTTATGGCAGACTTTGAAGACTCTTTGTCTCCAGCGTGGGAGAATATACTGCGGGGGCAGATTAATCTTAAGCACGTAGTTGATAGATCAATTAGTTTTCGACATCCTAAAAAAGGCTTTTATCAGCTAAATAAAAACATAGCTACACTTTTTGTAAGACCTCGTGGTCTTCACATGAAAGAGTCACATTTTAAAGTAGACGGTCTTTCAATACCTGCATCGTTGTTTGATTTTGGTTTATTTATGTTTCATAACGCCAAGACGATGTCTGCAAATGGATCTGGGCCTTATTTTTATCTTCCTAAAATAGAACACTACCAGGAAGCAGCATGGTGGAACGATGTGTTTAATTGGGCACAAGATTATCTCGAGATTTCTCGTGGGACAATTCGTGCTACAGTGTTAATTGAGACTCTCCCAGCTGCGTTTCAAATGAATGAAATATTATGGGAACTGAAGGATCATTCTGCAGGGTTAAATTGTGGTAGATGGGATTACATATTTAGTTGTATTAAAACACTTCGAAACCATTCAGATAGTGTTTTTCCGGATCGTTCACAGGTAACAATGAATACTCATTTTATGAAATCTTACGCGCAGCTCTTAGTTCAGACTTGTCACCGCCGGGGAGTTCATGCGATGGGTGGAATGGCAGCCCAGATCCCGATTCGAGGGGATGAAGAGGCGAATTCGATGGCTTTAGAGAAAGTAAGGCAGGATAAGCTTAGGGAGGCGCAGATGGGACATGACGGAACCTGGGTGGCTCATCCAGGGCTTATAGAAACAGCAAGGGATGTTTTTGATGAGATAATGCCCGAACCTAATCAGATTAATAATACACCCCATTCTCATCTTATTTCTCAGGATGATTTAATCAAAATTCCATCAGGGACTGTGACGACTGAAGGGCTGTCAAAAAATATAAAAGTGAGCATACAATACATGGCTGCATGGCTAGCTGGAAACGGATGTGTCCCCCTAGATAACCTAATGGAAGATGCAGCAACAGCAGAGATATCTCGAGTTCAGATCTGGCAGTGGTTAAAAAATCATGCTATGCTAGATGATGAAAAGCATTTAAACCTTGGAATTCTTAGGCAGCTAATATCTCTTGTTATGTTTTCTATTAAGCAAGATGTGGGTGAAGATTTTTTTGAAAAATCCAAGTACGAAGAGGCGCAGATTATTCTAGAAAAATCTATATTATCATCTGATCTTCCTAACTTTTTAACTTTGATGGCATATGATCATCTAATACAGGACACAGCACATGAGCTATAAAGACAATACAAAAGCATGGGAATCACTTCCTGCAATTTATAGAAGCTGGAATCAAAAAGACATTGATCGTTTAAGGGGTCGCATAAGAATAGAATATTCTTTGGCCACATCTGGCGCGTTAAAATTAAGAAATCTTCTTTTATCAGAGGACCCTGTTTTAGCACTGGGAGCACTCACTGGTAATCAGGCTGCGCAACAGGTAAAAGCTGGCCTGAGGGCAATCTACTTAAGCGGGTGGCAAGTTGCAGCAGATGCGAATCTTTCTGGGCACATGTATCCAGATCAAAGCCTGTATCCGGCTAATAGTGTACCGCATGTTGTAAAGAGAATTAATCAAACTCTTCAAAGATGCGATCAGGTAGAAAGCGCAGAAGGCACTCACACTAGAGATTGGATGGCACCTATCATTGCTGATGCAGAGGCGGGTTTTGGCGGACCGTTAAATGCTTATGAGCTAATGAAAGGCATGATCGAATCAGGCGCATCTGGTGTGCATTTTGAGGATCAGCTATCTTCAGAAAAGAAGTGTGGCCATCTAGGAGGAAAAGTTTTAATTCCTACCTCTCAGTTTATTACTACACTGAAGGCTGCACGTTTAGCTGCTGATGTGATGGGAGCCCCGACAGTTCTAATTGCAAGAACAGACGCAGATAGCGCTAGACTATTGACATCGGATATTGATAAGAGTGATCATAAATTTATGACAGGGGGAAGAACCCCGGAAGGATTTTATAAAATAACAGGCGGATTAGATTGTGCTATAGATCGAGGACTAGCATATGCACCCTATGCAGACCTTTTGTGGTGCGAGACTTCTACTCCGGATCTCTCTGAGGCTAGGTTGTTTGCTGAAGCAATTCACGCGCAGTATCCCGGTAAGCTATTAGCATATAATTGTTCTCCTTCTTTTAACTGGAAAGCCAACCTTGACAATAAGACGATTGATAAATTCAATAGAGAGCTTAATGCCATGGGGTATAAGTTTCAATTTGTAACACTGGCTGGCTTTCATTCTCTTAATTACAGCATGTTTGATTTGTCTGATAAATACTCCAAGGCTGGAATGCCGGCCTATATAGATCTTCAAGAGAGAGAGTTCGGATTAGAAGAGAGAGGGTATACAGCAACTAAGCATCAGCGTGAAGTAGGTACCGGTTATTTTGATACAGTTAAAGAAATTATCTCTGAGGGCTTAGCTTCAACTTCTGCACTAAAGGAATCTACTGAATCTGATCAGTTTTAAATGGAGAAAAGATGAACGAAGATCACGTGCTACTAGAGTACATCTGGCTAGACGGATACTCTACACCAAACCTTAGAAGTAAAATAAAGGTTGTCAAGAATTGGAACGGGGCATGCCCTAACTGGAATTTTGATGGAAGTTCAACCCAGCAGGCACCAGGTGAAGATTCTGAGTGTATATTAATCCCCGCGAGAAACTACAAGTGGAATTATAATCACTATCTTGTACTGTGTGAAGTATATAATGTTGATGGCTCTCTTCACGATACTAATTCTCGCGCAGCGCTCAGAGAGATACATGAGAA